GTTGTTGTCGCACTTGCAGATAATGGATTTGGTGTAAAATTACTTGCAGTACCACCAGAACTATTTAATATTGTAGTACCAGCAGAATATGCAACACAAGCAGATATTGTATTATTACCGAGCGTAATACCTGATGGTAAACAACTTGCAGGTATTTTATAACAATTACTTAAACTTGCAGTAAATGCAGAATATGGAATAGAAACACCATATGGTCTATAAATGTGTGCTTTTGGTAAACCACTTCTGAATGATGCACCACCACAATATATAGGAGAAATAGCTCCTTGAGAAAATATAGTACAAACACAAATACAATTTGAGCCACATAAACATGTACCAACTTCATATATTGAAGTTGATGGAGTAATTGTAAATGATGTAATAACAGGAGCATTTGAAGGACTTACACTTGGATTTGCTAATGGTGCTAACATTTCTTGAAGAATATCTGCTATTGTTCTTCCAGTAAGTTTTTCGCTTATAGGTATTCCGCCAACACATACTGTTGAAGGAGTTCTACCAACATAATAACCTGTACTTGCACCTGATGATGGTGCTTGTAATCTAAGTTGTCCACTAACTAATGTTAAGACATCATAATTTGTTCCACCTGTAATAACAATTGGTATGTAAGTATTTCCACTTTGAAATGATAAATTACCTGTAGATGCTATTCGAGTTTGACCAGAAAGAGTAAGGGTTGAACCACTTAGTTGTTTGAATTGTTCGTTTGAAAGGTCAGGACGTGCGAAGAAAGACATATGTTTTTTAATTAAAACTTCTCATATTATTTTTATGAATTAGGTTAAGTATATAACCGTACCCCTAATTGCATCAACTAAACTTTTCAGTTCAGTTTCATTTATAATAAATACAAAAGTTTTTGATTAAAAACATAATAAAATAAAAAACCTCACAAGTTTTCACCTGTGAGGTTTAAATCAGATAGAATCCTGATTTCCCTAAGAATCGATTTCCCGAAAAAATATTATATTTTAAAGGGTGTCATTTTACGTGCCTTATTTCTCAATTCACTTACTTGTCTAAAAGCATTTGGATTGAATCTTTCTCTCTTAATAATACTTACCAAATGATTGAACTCATTCTCAGTAATTACCTGACCAATATATCCTTCAGTCTTAAGTACATAACTCTTAGGAGCTGTTCTTGATGAAGACTGACCTTCAATATCAAGAGTAGCATCAAATTGAAGTTCAAGAACTTCCTGAATCCTTTCCTGAACATCCTCAGTAATACTTTTCTTGGTTTTCTTCAATGCTTGCTCAATCATAGTGACAATAGTTACTTTCATATCCACTTCACGATTGATTCTCTTAACATCTTCGTATGTTTCAGTAAATGGCTGACCTGCAGTTTTGTGCTGTAATTCACTGATAATAGCCAATGAACCATAGCAATCCCTGATCATCAAATCCCATACCTGTTCAGCATATGTAAATGAAGGAAATTTATCTATTGCAACAATTTCACCATCAATAAGCACAATTATACCAATGAGATTCTTTGGACGTTCAAAGTGTGCAATAAATTGTTCAAGTTTCTTGTCGAACTTTTCGAAATAAATGTTCAGATAATTACCAGTACCAGACTGAGTATCCTGACCTAACTTTTGAATAGCAGGATAAATATTCTGATAACCTTCAGTATAACCTACTTTATCAAATAACATTTCACGCATTGATACAGGAATCATTCTGAACTCCTGAGTACCCTGAAAGTATCCAGTTTGTCCACCCTGAATACAACCTGCATCATGATAAGTTGCATTTGCTTTAGCTTCAACATAGCCAGCTTTAACCATACCGTGATTTTGTGCCTGTTGTTTGGTTAATATTGCCATTTGAACAGGAAGAATAACTTCCTTGTTTTCCTTATTAGTAAACGTAATCTGTCCATAAGATTGATTGCTTGATACCAATGAAGTCAATGGATTTGCAAAACGATCATCCAATGAGTTTTCTTTGTCAGTAGTCAATGTAACAACCTGCATGTTCATTATAGATTGCACGATAATGTTACCATCCTTGTCTTTGACTGGACGGCAACCTTTTAACATTTCTGTAAGTTCTCTTGTAATCATAGTATGATATTTTAAGCGTTAATACTAATTTTTTTTGTTCTCTTAACAGGAGCTGCTTCAAGAGCACGAACCTGATTTTCAAGCCACCTTTTAGTGTCAATTTCAAGCAACCTTGCATTGATCTGTGGTTGAAGTGCAACAGGGTTATTAATCGCCATTGTTACAACACCAACACCTAAAGGTCTTACGTTACCACCCATTTCAGCACCAGTGATTGGTGAAATCTGGAAAATAGGAATTGCTTTACCAGTTTCTGCTCTCCATATTTGAATAACTTCGTTAGTTAAACCATCATAAGCATTTTCGTATCCATCTGTTATGATGAAAATAGCATCGTAAGGATTTAAAGATTTTTCATCCTTTAATAATTCAACAAATGCACTTGCAATATCAGTAATTTCACCATTAGTAACTTTTATAGTACTAACCACTGCTGACTTACCCAAAACCTTTACAGTAAAATCTGCAATTGCCTTTGGAGTATTTTTTGATTCCAATTTATGACCAGTCATTGAAATACTATCATCTACAATAATACCAATATTCTGGTAAAAGAAACCAACGATTTTCTTTTTTTCTGCAAGTTTATTAACAGCTTCTCTTAATTCAACAGTCCAGCCATTTTCATAACCAGTCTTGTAAAGTGCCATGAAGTCAGTTGCTTTTTCAAGATCAACGTGTTTTTCAACACCTAATTTAGCTGTTGATTTTGTCTGACGTACCTGCTGATTTACAGAAGTAACTTCAACTGTTGATCTGATCATAACCTTTGTAACTTCTTTCTGAAGATCAGTTGACCACATTGAATGATATTGTGGGTGCTTTACAGATGAAATCAAACCAAGCAAAACTTCTTCTGGTACATTCTTAATACCTCTTATGTCAATTTTTGCTGTTTGGTATTCAGTTAAAAGAGGAAGGTCATAGAAATTAACACCTGCATCCCTTTTAAATAAAAATAATAATAACTTAAATGCCTTGCTTGAATCACCATTGAAGTACTTACTTATACATTCATTAACGATCTTTGCTTCTTTTTCACTATAAACATTATTAAAAAGAATTGTGTTATTAATAACAACCTGCTTTTGTGCGATTGAAAGCAATATAGAAGTTTTCTTCTGACCATAAGCATGTCTTAAAATTTTAGCAATCTTATTACGATATTTCATTGCATAGAATTCAAGATTTGTCTGACCCCAAATAAAGCCAAGCATAATTTTCCTTGACCTTTCATTGTTGATTTTCTGATTCTTCATATCAACAAAAAGACGTAATGCATATGGAAAACCATTATCGTTAGCAAGATTGTTCAATGTACTAAGCACTGCTTTATCACTAATACCATTATCATACCAGTCAATTGGATTAACAATATTACATGCTCCACCCCTTAAAGTCTGCTTAAATTCGTTAAGCAATACCTCTGACACAAATTGACCAGTAGCACCTTTTTGAGAAGCTATAATCAATGGGAGTTCTTTTGAAAGTTTATACAATTTCTCAACTTGACCTTGTATTGCCTTCATTTGTTCGTCTCTGCCGTGGTAATATGTTGCTGAACTACGACTACCACTTGAAACACTTAAACCGTCAATTAATGACTGTCTAACGTTTACGAGCATTTTTTGTGTTAATACCAAATTTTCCATAGTTTCAAATTTATTGGTTAAAAATTATTTGCAAATATATAATTAATATTTAAATAAACAAGTAAAAAATAAAAATAAATTAGAATAAAAAATAAAAATGGGTGAGATAACATATTTCTATGTTACGTCCCCACCCATTTTTTGTAAGAAAAACAAACACTTCTCAGATAAGAGAAGAAGTTTAGTTGTATTTTGGTAAGTTTGTCCCCCTTCTCATATGAGGGGGATTACATTTTTCAATCTACTGTATACACAACAAGTTCTTCTTTGTTTCTTATTTTTGAAAAAACTCAGCACTTCTGCTGATAAAAACCATTCTTAACCACGCACGTTGCAACATGCTTCAAATGTTAGGTGTTAAACGGGTTGGGTTTAATTTTATTGAAAATAATTTATCTTCACCCATTCCGTTTTAAAACTTGGGGAATAGTTTAAAAGTATTTGTTGAATTTGTTTTGAAACTTTCATAGAGTTTTGACTTAACCGCTTGTCTAATTCTGCCAAAGGCAGGATGGAGGATTCGAACCACCGTAATTTTCTGTAAACACTTTCAGTTTTCCCTTTGTATTATTCGCATAGTTACGTTGCTTTCGCAAGAGGCTTTACTATGCTCATTTTTTTTAAAGAACGATACCCCGAAGTTTGTGTTGCCACAGGGACAACGGGGAATTACTTTTTATAAGTTTGAAGAATTTCGTTGGTTTTTGTTTGGTAAGTTTACATTTGGCTTAAATTTATATTTACTGTAAAAACCACCAGTTCTTCATTTGTAGCGGGAGAAGGATTTGGACCTCCGACCTTCGGGTTATGAGCCCAACGAGCTGCCACTGCTCCACCCCGCAATATAATCGGTTTGTTTTTGGGACTAAAACCGATAACTCCCCTTCCAATCTCGTTGGAAGTTGCCTTCGGTTACACACCCGAAGGACTTATTATAAGGAAAATGGATAGTTTGTTTGTTATGTTGTTTTACACGATGGGGTTTTGACACCCCGACCTTCTGCTTTGAATGCGGACGCTCTACACTGAGCTAATTGTTTACTGTAATAACAAACCGTTTCCATTTCTTTGTGGGGAAGGCGGGAATTGAACCCACAATCAACTGTTTGAACGACAATTTGCTGTAACCTTTTCTGTAAACACAATCAGTTCTCCAGTAAGGAGTAATACGACAGTATTTTTTGAATTTTTATTCGCATACTTCCCCGTTTTATTATCAATTATTTAAAGAACACTTATCCTAAGACGATGCAAACGTAATAAAGATATTTTTAATAAACAAGTATTTTCCAAAATATTTTTAAAAAATTTTTTACTGTCGTTCGGATTAATAAATACGAAGCAATTTTAAAAAAGTTATATTTTATGTAAAATTTTTATAAAAAAATATTATTATACCCTTTATCATTTCTTATTATATATTGTATAATATGATAAATTTGTGGTCGTTTTATGACTTGTGTCGTATTATATGTAAGAATATGACCAAAAAAAAATATGTCGTTATGTCGTTTTATTTTAAAAAACATTAGGAAGTAGTTTTAAAAGAAATTATCTTTGAGACATTAAAAAATAGAAAATAGTATATTTAAAAATTAATCCAGAAACATATGAAAGTAGAATATTTTAAAAAAGTTAATAATCGTCCTGATCATCGTCCTGCAGATTTAAATAAAATTTTAACATGGGCAACAAGTGATGTTAAATTAAAACAAAATACCAATACATATAAAAAATTTTTAAAAGACAATCCCAAAGCAACCAGAAAAGAAATCAGCCAGCAAAAATTAGAATTATTTTCAGCTATAACATTTGGTGGTACATTTGGAGGTACTGGTAAGAGTGAAGACTTATTAGAAATGAGTGGACTTATTGTTCTTGATTTTGATCATGTAGAGCGTCTTGAAGAAGTCCGTCAGGAATTAGAAAATGATATTCAAACATATTTGTTATTTATAAGTCCAAGTGGTGACGGCTTAAAAGTAATTGTTAAACATAATTTAAAAGACCCTTTAAAATGGCAATATTTATATCAGGAACTTGAGGAATATTTTGCAAATAAATATTATTTAGTTACTGATAAAAGTGGTAAGGATATTAGTAGAATGTGCTATATTCCATATATTGAAAATCTTTATCAAAAAGAAGATAGTTGGGTATGGAATTATATTGGGAAATTTGAAAATATATTTGAAAAATTAAATGAATTTGAAAAAGGCGAACTTGCTGAATATAAAAAAACTGAAATTTCTGATGAATTATATCAGGAATGTTTTTACATGAGTGTTTTTCTTGTACAAAATAAAATAAATTTAACTGAAAGTTACGAAGATTGGTTATCTTATGGGTTTAGTCTCTGCACATTTGGTGAGGATGGTCGTCAAATTTATCATAATATATGTTCAGTATCAGATAAATATAATTATAGTGAATGTGATGATAAATATAATATTATTTTAAGAGATTTTAACGGTGATAAATCAGGAATTAACAAATATCTTATACGAGCAAAAGAAGCAATTGCTAAACTTGTTAATCAAAAAATAAAAAATGATGTAATATTACCACCTATCGAATTATATAGTAAACTACCAAGTATGTTAAAAATACCATTAATGAAATTTACTGATGTACCAAAATTTATGGCATTACTTTCAGGAATTTCAAATGTTAGTGGAATATTACCAAATCTTAAATTTAAACATTTTGGGTCATACGAATATGAAGCAAATTTATTCATGTGGGTCATAGCTAAACAATCAACAGGAAAAAATACTATCAATGAAATGCAAAAAATTTGTGCAAAAATTGAAGAAAAAATTGACAGACAAAATGCAGCCGAGTATCGTGATTTTAAAACCAAGGAAGCACAAGCACTTGCAGATGGTAAACCTTTTATGGAACATGCGCCAGTATATCGAAGTTTATTTATTGGTGCTGATGTAACTAAAGCAGGATTTGTAAAAGAACTTAAAAAGAATAATGGTAGAGCAATTATTTCTACAACTGAAGCTGCAACACTTATCGGTGCAAATAATACGAGATACGGTGCTTTTCTCGATCTTATATTGGCATGTTGGGGACATGAGAGATATCAAAAAAATCTTGCTGACAGTAAATTTGTAATTAATGAAACATATCTATCAATGACATTAGCTTCAACACCTGAAACAGCATATAATTTCTTTGCAAATGCTAACGTTGACAATGGTTTATTATCAAGATTTTTAGCATTTGAAATTAATAGTTCAAATGAATTAAGGCAAAAAGATGAAAATGTTCTTATCGAGTTTATCAATGAAATGATAGAAACAAATAAAACTAATTTTTTTCAACTTTGGAAAGGGTTAAATGATCTAAAAGAACCGCTTTATTTGGATTTGGGTGAAGAAATGGACACTAAATTATTTGAAGAATATTCAGAATTTGAAAAAAATGTTAAATATATTTATAAATTTAACACTGATGTTATTAAACGTATGTGGATAATGCATAAACGATTAATATTGATATTTTCAGCACTTTATCATTATGAAAAATATTATACTTTTGATTTGTGTTTTCTTAATGATAAGATGCCTACTGATTGGGTTAGTAATGATAAATTACCAGTTGACCCACGAGCAAAAGAACTTTCAGATATTATTATGAATAGTTATCGTGAAGCATTTGTCAGATTGATGTTTGGTATTGAACAACAGAAATATAAAAATATGAGTATTTCAGTTAGAAATGATACTATAATAAAAATGAAATTATTAGGCTATACTAACGAATATTTATCAATTTTATTTGATATACCAAGATTAATGGTTGACACGCAAACAATAGATGGTAGAAGAAAAGTTAATAATGATCAAAAGAAAGCATGTCTTGAAGCCTGTAAACAATATCCAAAAGATAAAGAATTATGGGGAAAAATATGTAATGTTGATTTAAGAACAGTACAAAGATGGTGTAAAGAAGAAGGCATTAAAGATGAAGAACCTGAAAAACCAGCATAAAAATTTTATAAATTAATAAAAAATATTAAAAATAAATTAAAATGAATCAAATAGAAAAATTTAGTGGAATTAAAGCCGAATTAGCAATAGCTGAAACATTTGAAGAAATAAAATTAATTGAAAGCAAAGCTGCTGCAACAGCAGAATTTGGAAAAAAGAATAAAATTTGTAAAGAAGAACAAGATCAATGGGGAATAATACGTGTTGAAATCGAAACAAAAAAAGGTAAATGGCTTAATGATAAGTATCCGGGCAAAGAAGGAAGAATGGGTAGTAAAAGACAACCCATTAATATGCCAGTTTCAAAAGAAGAAAGCAGCGATGCAAGACTTGTATATAATGAACCTGATTTAGTTAAAGAATCAATTGAAGAAATAAAAGAAAGTAAAGAAGTGGTTACTCCACGTAAGGTTGCAAGTAAAATTAGAAAGAAAAAGAAAGATAAAAAACGCAAAGCAGACGCTGAAAAAGGTAAAAATATAATATTAACTGATGATTTTAGATTTGGTGATTTTGAAAAAGTTTTAGCAGACATACCAGATGGTAGCGTTGATTGTATAATAACAGACCCACCATATCCTATTGAATTTATAGAATGTTGGTCTAATCTTAGTAAATTTGCTAAGAGAGTATTAAAACCAAATGGATTTTGTATTGCATATTCAGGTCAATTAAACTTACCTGAAGTCATAAAAAGAATGTCTGAACATTTAGATTATTACTGGACATTTGTTTTAATTCACACAGGAACAAACCAATTGATAATGCCCCGTAATATTTTTTGTGGATGGAAGCCATTATTGGTATTTCAAAATGGATTTAAAAAAATTGATACACCTGTTGATGATATTATCACAGGAACTGGGCGTGAAAAAGAAGAACATGATTGGCAACAAGCAGAACAGGAATTAAATGAGATTATTGAAAAATTTACTAATCAAGGAGACTTAATTGTTGACCCATTTGCAGGAAGTGGAACAACTATAATAGCTTCAAAGAAATTTGGTAGAAGTTGTATTGCTGCAGAAATTGATGAAGAAACTTATAATATTGCTAAAAATAAAATTAATGAAAACAGTAACATTTGAAGTACCAGATGATTCTTATAGAACAACCGAAAAGGATTTTATTTATACTAATGGTGATTTAAACAAATTCATTCATGATGAATTACCACCAATTATGACAGCTATTGATGTTGATTTACTTCAACATAAAATAAGAAGGAGCATTTTAAGAATTGTAGAAAATAAACACGAAGGAGAACGAGTGGGAGACCTGCAATTAGTTGCATTAAAAGAAATTGCAGATATTTTTGCTTTTGCAATGAAAAAAGGATATAAAATGAATGGTGTAATTGCCAAATTAGAATGTCATATAACTATTGGAAACTACCCTTTTGAAAAATTAGATATTCATGATTTAACAAAAGGTATTACTTTTCAGATTGAAGGTAATAAAAAAGGTCAGGAAGTTTGGAATTATTTAACAATGGAAGAAGATGTAAAAGTTTCCAAACCAATAAAACATATTTATTTTTAATAAAATAATATTAAATCTTTAAAGTAAATACTAAAAAAATACCCTGCGTTTTGCAGGGTATTAATTGATAAACATTAATCATTTAATTTCGTCTAAGTCTTCTTAACATTTCCTCTCTTTTAGAGGGAGAAAGTTCTCTGATCTGTGTGATTGATAATCCTCTGATATTAATCAAATCATAATCATCCCACATATTTTTAACATCATTTCTTTTTATTTGATTAAAAATATCATTTGCAATTATAATTACATTATGTGTTAATTCATATGACCATCTTGCAACGGGATTAAAACCATCAACATAAAACATTCTTTCAACAATCGGTTTATCATTAATATAAAATCCGATCTTACATTCAACACCACGAATTGTTTTTTCTTCTATTTGCTGAACTATTGGTTGCGGATTATAACGCATATTCTCTCTATATTCTTTTGGATATGTACTGATCATCTTCTGGTTATATTGATAAAGATCGTATCCCTCTGCTTCAGCAGTTTCAACAAGAGTATCATAACTTCTCTTAGAAAGTGCTTTTTGCAATTTAGTAATTGATCTCGGTAAAATGTCTCTGATATCTATTGAATATCTTGTGAAAGGATTAAATTGATCTGCATTAAATATTTTTTCACACAATAAAACATTTCCCTGATACAATGAAAATCTGAATAAATTACTATGTTCTTTTTCGTTCATTTTATAAATTTTAAATTGTTAATAAACTATACAAATATATTTAAATTTTTTCTAAATAAGAAGGATTTTTTAAAACTATTTTTTCTTGCTGATACTTCTTTGATATAAATCTCTTTCACACATGATTACAGTATAGAACGGTTCTACATATTGAACAAATGTACTACCATAAACAGTTAAAAATTCGTCTTCTTTCATCATTTTTATTAAATTTTTACTGCCTCTGTCCTCAAATGATAATGGTGAATCGATATTATCCAGTTCTGTTCTTACTTCATCATTAATCATTGGTTCTCTCAAATTAACTAATTGAAAATTAGTTTTTAGTCTGTTAATATTATGTAAAAGATTATCAAGTGCCTTTAAAGGTTTCTTTTTATTTAAAACTCTTTCACGATTAATTTCGTCTGCTCTTTTACAAATTTCTCTAACCGTCAGGTGTTTAAATTTTATTTCAGGGAAATATTTCAAAAGAGTATCTTCTCCCATTCCTTCAATGCCATCAATATTATCAGACGTATCACCACATATTATTTTAAGCATTAATGCATTTGAATAATGGTGATTAAAATACATCATATAATTTCCCTTATTTACTGGTTGATCGATGTTTGGAAATAATATTGTAATATTTAAATCCAATAATTGTGCAAAATCCCTATCACTTGAATAAATAAATAATTCTTCAAGATTGTTATATTTTAAACAGTATGCTGCAATGAGATCATCAGCCTCGATTCCTAATATTTCAACCTGTCTTACGAAGATTTCTTCAAGATAAGCCTTAATTCTCATTCTTTGAAAAAGAATTGAGTCCACTTTTTCTTTTTCTTTTTTAATATCCCCTTCACTTAATTCAATTTTCTTATACCATTCTTTATTAATACGGTTAGATTTATAATTTGAATCTATTCTATGTCTTTGAATACCACTATTTTCACCATCCCACATAATAACGATTCGATTTATCATATGGTCTTTAGTTAATTTACGAAGTGTTGTTAAAAATTGATATAATCCACCAATATGCAATCCCTTGCTATTATAAACATCTTTTGCTCCGTGATATGAACGCTGAAGCAAGTATGAACCATCAATTAATAATGTGCGTGTTTTCATTTTTATTTGTTTTCCTTGACAAACCTAGTTCTTTTGTCCAATATCCATTAGTTTTCCTCATAATTAAAAATTTGTGAGTGACTTATTTATCATTCACAAAAAAATTTATTCTTCAGTTTCTTTTGTATTATCAAGTCTTTCAATTACTTCATCTTCAAATGAATCAGTTTCTCCATCACCTGAAACCTTTTTAAATTTATTGGTAATATCTTCTGCATTAGTGTCTTCGCCAAATATATTACGAAAATATAATATATTTTTTTTCTTATATTCATCAAGGTCATCAGGAAATACGAATCCGTGTGGGGTTGATATAATCTTACCTTCCATCGATATACCACCAAGTGGACCGTCAATGTGATTCTTTGCAACATTTACTTTTGTTTCAATACCATAAGCAACATCACGCTTTTTGCTGGTTGCAATAACTCTTTGAGTACCATGAGTTAAAATGCCACCAAAATGATATATTAATCTTGCACCAAAGAAAAACGTTTCGCCATGTTTGTGTTTAATCACTTTATTCATCGAATCATACCATATTTTTTGTACGGCTATAAGTGTATTTGTATATGGTTTATTAACTTTTCTACTGTTTGGAATAATATTATTTAATAAATTCATAAATGACTTTTCACTGGACCCTGCGTTCCACATGTTATTGTCAGAATCATTTTTTTCTAATGCATTAATAGTTTTAATACAATTTAATGTACCAATAGAATCAATTGCAAATAGTAAATCAAATGGAAGATCACCAGCATCTTGTTGATCAAGAAAAAAATAAATACATTTTGCCATGTCTTCAATTGCTGCTTCATTTCTTTTTGGGTCTTGTTTTTTTCCGAAATTTTCAAGAAGATATTCATTGTCAACAATAATATAATTGCCATTCCAATCAAATCCCATAGTCTCCAATCTACTGATACCTAAATTATTTTCTGTATCAATAATAATTGGAAAAACACCCATTTTTTGTGCATTTACAATTGCTTCGCATAATGCTGTTGACTTACCAGTATTTGTATAACCACGTGGAACTGAAACATATCCTTTGGGGAATCCGGGTAATCCTGTAGCTTTTTCCATTGAAGGATTCAATTTTATCCACTCTAATGGTTTATCTGGAATATCTTCTGCTCCAATTTTTTTCTTATAATTATCTAATGAGAAGTTCTTTTTAGGTATTGGTTTGCGCACCTTGTCATTTGAAGGTACTTCTTCTACTACTTTTGTCATAATATTTTATTTTTTTAATAAGATAATAAAGGGGAAATTTTCATTTTTCCCCTTTATTATAATTTTTATTTTTAAACTAATTGATTTTCAATTACATACTAAAATGGCAAATCATCATATTCATTTCCTGTTTTCTCCTGATCTTCTTCAGTTTCAATTACATGTAAATCCGCATTTTCAGTTGAAGGTATTACTGATGTTTCAACATTAGAAATGGGTGTGTTAACCTGAGATACAGTAACAGGAACATATGAATATTCTTCATCAACCACATCAGAAGCATATTCGAAACCTTCATTATTATCAGCATCAAGATTACGTGTACGAGTATTAGCAAGTGTTTCTAATTCTGGATTATTTGGAAATACCCAACGTTTGTTATTTGAATCAGTATCATCCCAATAAGGATTAATGCCAGCCACTATCATTTCAAGAAATTGATATGCCGTAATATTTGGTGCTTTTTTTGGTTGAAATACTTCTCTCCATGTAATGTCATCACTAAGCCAATCCCTAATAGTAGCACCGTCATCGCTAAGAGGTGATTTACCACGAGCACTAATTCCCACAATTGCTTTATATTTAATACCATTATTGCTTGTAGTATCAACCATAGAAATGCTTAAATCAGTACCATTTTGTACATTAGTATAATCGGTCTGATTAATTGAATTAAAATCATACAAAGCAGGAAGAAGTACATTAAGAGTACCTTTATTCTGAAAATTATGTTTAAATCTCCAGAATTTAACACCATCTCTTGGAACACCTTTATCAATTCCACGAACAATGTAGAATTTTTTTGCTTGCCATCCAGTTGATTCTTTAAAAATTGCACTATTTTTATCATAAATAACTTTATCAGCAACACTTAAAGTAAGACTTTTTTCTTTCGAAACACCTTTTACTGAAGGGTCTTGTGTTTTAAGTAAATCTTCTGATTTTTTACATAATGGACATGGAGCAGGAATCATTACTGGAAGATTTTTATCATCCAATACAACCTGACCATTTTTATCCAATTTTTTTACCCTTGGGTCATTGTGAGCAGGACAATAAATAATTGTTCCATGTTTCTTTTTGCCACCAGCAGCATTAGTAGTAACAACATGAAAAAATGCTTCTTCAATGACTTTTTTACCAGCTTTAGGAGGAAGAATTCTAAACAATTCTCTGTCGTTACGTGGAACGAAATATTTTTTTAACATTTCCTGACCTGTTCTACGTTTTTGTTCTGATTGTTTTTTTGTTAAGTCGGCTAACTCTTTGTTCGATTTTGACAACTCACTACCTTGAGTGTTTGTCACATTTTCATTTTCATTCATTTTAATTTAGTTTTACAGTAATATTATTTTTCAATTATAAAAATTGCAATACAAATGTATTATTTATTTATTATAAATACAAGGATTTTTAAAAATAAACTGATTTTTTCTTAACAAACAGTATTTAATTTTCCATCAGAAACAACAGTGAATGAAAGTGTTTGTTTATTTTCATAATAGTCACCGTTTTTCATTCTAAGTTGCAAGAAATAATCTTGGGGTATTAACCATGATGTGTCAAGATTGAACTCATATCCTGTATTTGTTCTGTTCACTGAAGTAAATGGTATTAAATCAAGTTCATATTTTTTTCCTACTGTTGTAAATAAGCGATATTCAATATCCAAAGGTAAAAAATTGTTTTGATTTGCATAAAGTTCTTTGATAGTTAATTTAATTTTTTTTGTTACACCTGCTCTAATATTCTCTTTTTCACCAATTCCCCAGAAATAAAAGAAGTAGTTTTCAAAATTAATTTGGTTGGAATTATTAAATGCGTAATATTTATATTGTGATATAAGATAAAACTCACCTTCATATTCAGTATTTCTGCCATTAATTGTTAACGACCATTTATCTTTGAATAAAACAGCATCTGGATATAGTGCTGAAGAAAGATTTGAAGTTACTTTATATATACCTTTGCTTATGTTAACAATTGAACTACCTGTAAATCCTGTAACTAAATTATCATCCTGATCAAAAATTTCAACTTTATTTACAGTTGCTGTATATGAAACATTACCATTACCGACATTTAAATATAAATATAAATCGTTATTTTTATCCAAATAAAAATAATTTCTATCATCAACTATTTTATCATCAATTATTGTTTCAATATATGGTTCATAATATGTATTAGTATGTTTTGCAAAAAATGCAACAGCTTGTCTAAGTTCAGGCTCAAGTGCTTCAAAACTATCAGAAAATTTAATACCTAAACCAAAAGAACTGCCAGTAAACCCTGTTGTGCCAGTATAGCCAGTGCCAAATAATCTTTGATTTATATAATCAGTAACATCAATATCAATATCTTCATTACCTTTTTCAAAATGTTCACTACCTATAATTTCAGTGACACCACTAATATATGCACCAGCTTCTGTCCAGCCACTCGTTGTTGTTCTGGCAGTCCAGTTAGATGCTTCTGGGATTGAAATAGGATTTACAACATCAACAAAGGGAATATTAGCGTCATCATAAATAAATTCATAACCACTACCTTCATCCCAATCCTGATCAATATTAAATAAATTGAGATCAAAACTACTTGCTCTATTAATATTTGGAAGATATGATCTTTTACCAAGACGATCTGGTGAATATCTAATCGTATTGGTCATATGCAACACATGTTTTGTAATTCTGTTCGGATTTATTGAACCATCAGCAATTTTGGCACGTATTTCATCAAAGTCAACATCAAAAATAAATCTACTCACCTGTTTATTAAATGTACCATAAGATACTTCCATAACAGGATTTTGTGAGTTATTGCTAAGATTGCTACTTATCAATGTATTATTCTTTTTGAAATATGAACGATAAATATTCATTAAATTCTTTTTTAATAAATACTCATAAACAAAAAAGACTACACTTGGTAGTCTTTTTATTATTGAATACTTACAATTATTATAGTATCTTCTTCAGATTATTATTCATTAAAATCTGCACAGCTTCTTTTTTTGTCATACCAGTTGGAACTTTACTATTGCTTAAGGTTCTTTTTGCTGTTTTAATTTGTTCTTCAGTGATTATTTTCTTTTTAGTTTCACCTTCATTTAATTTTTTATAAAATTTTAAATCACTTGTTGCAACTTCTATTTCACCACTTTGAGTTTTTAATGTCACACCACCTTTTACTTTATCTCTCACAACAAATTCATTGCCGTCATCATCTGCATATCTGTCACCAATATTGCCTGTATATTCTTCAAAACCTGCTTCTTCAGCAACTTCTTTAGGTTTTTCTTCTGCAGGAACTTCAGGTTCTGGATTTTCTTCTGTTTCTTCATCACCTTCAATTTCATCACCAACATTATGCGGTTTAAAGCCAAGTAACATATTTGTCATTTCTTTATCATCTTCTTCACTTTCTGGTTTATCTACATCTGCAGCAGCATTTGCCTGTGCCATAAGTTCTGGATTTTCTTCATCATTGCCATAATATTCTGGGTCTTCAGTTAAATGATCAAGAGCAATTTCCAATGAAACCATTGGGTCATCAGTGTGTTCCATTTCAACTCTCATGCCTTTCAATATCTGATCTGGTGTAAATTCTAACGGTGATTTTCCTTCACCTTTGCCACCGGGTATCATTTCGCCAGCTTCTTCTTTATCCTGTGCAATTTTTTCAATTTCATCACCTGCTGGTTCATGTGACATACCATCATTGGTTTCAGGTTCAGCAGTACCTGCTTCAATATCTTTTTCTGTACCCATTTCTGTTTCTGGATTAACATCATTAGTGGTATCCTGTTTAACATCATTTTCAGTACCTTGTAATCCTTGACGTTCCGTATCCATAAATTCAGTATCCGTAACATTATCATCACCTGTTTTTGGTTCATCTGTTTTTTCTTCAGCAAATTGAAATTTTGTATCATATGGCAATAAAGGCTTATTCCAACCTTCAGGTTCTGCTGCCCTATCAGACCCAAATTTTTTCATTGTAGGGTCTTTAGCCATGTCTGATTGTGCTGTTTTTTTTGCTGCTTTGTCTATTGGAACTGGAGTATTTAAATCAGATATTTCATCATCATCTTCTACATTTTCACTTAATTTAACGCTGGTTTGTGGTTTTCTCTTTTTCTTTGGATAATGTTCTTTTGGTTTAAATTTCTTACCCATTGGGTCTGGATAATCACCAGCTATTTTTATTTCTTCTTCGTTTAAATTCTCATTAACTTCTGCAGAATATCGATCAAATAGTAACAAACCAACTTGTTTAATTAATTTATTATATGCTTCTTTAGACATCTCATATCTGCTAAGTCCTTGTTTTTCCAATCCACTATCCACAACTTTTGCAGCATCTAAAATAATTTGTTCTTTTACTTCTTTTGATACTGTGCCAAGTATTTTTGTAGTGATATTATTACCTTCAAGAGATATATCCTTATCAAGATCATCTTCATTTACAAATTTATCTAACTCAGGAGATTTTACTCTTATTGCAGGATTAACTGGTTTTTCATCAGCATATGCTTTACCTGTTTGCAATTTATCAAAACTATCTTTACCAAATGGACTTGAATCAATTTTTCTAATTGCATCCTCATATAATTCATCAATAGCTGGTTCAGTTTCTTCAACGTCAATATATTCTTTAACAGCGTCAAATAAATCATTGACATGTTGTGCATTAAATTGTTTCAATGCATTTTCATCCATTTCAACACTATCTTCACCATTTTCATCATCAAATGAAAAATTTGTCATTATTGTTTTATCAATATTATAAACACCTTCCTGATCGTCAGCACTCGATAAGGTTTTAAATGTAAAAGTTATATTATTACCTTGTTTGTCTTTACAAACCAGTTCAATAAAACTTTGTTCACCCTCTCCTTGTGAATTACTGTGCACAACATTAAGTGTACCGTTTTTTAATCCTTCAAATGCCATTTCAAGAACAGCTTGTGGATTATAACTTTGTCCAAAACCTTCATTTAATTTAACTTTATTAACTCCCTGAAATATTTCAGCAAATCTCTCTTTACTACCTATTGGTTTATATATTTTCATGTTTTTAATTATTATTCAAAAATTATTGGATTCTTAGCTCCAAATTCTCTCATATATACACCTGCGAGAGCATTTGCTTCATTCTCATGCTCACTGCCAGTATCATTAGAGTCCTGACCTAATACTCCTTTTAAACGCTGCATATGATGTATTAATTCATGTGCCAACGTTCTTAACACGTCTGCCAAATTTCTATTTACAGCAACTACTCTTAATTCATTGGTTTCTGGCGTGTATTTACCAAAAGATTTCATACTTGGTGCTTCTTTTTCGTCATACGATATTGTGATTTTTGGCATATTGTCATCAAAGCCAAGTTTTTCTTTAAGAAATTCGATAAATTCTTTAATAACCTCATTTTTCTTCTCTGTTGGGAGAATTTCTTCATTGAGTTTATTAACTCTTTTCATCATTTCAAAGAGTCTTTCTGGTGTGCCGTATGAATTAAAAACTTTCATTATTAACTTTCTGGTTCTCTACCTCTTAAATATGGTGCTTCACTATCATTATTTCTTTGTTGAACTGGTGCTTCTTTATTCCAGATTTCAGCAGCTTTTGTTTTAAACGTATTAAAATCAAAATATTTTTTATTTTCAATTATTGGAAATTGACTATTAAGACCTGAAAACATACCATTTATATTAATTAAACCAAAATCCTCAAGTTGTTGTAATTCTTCTGGACTTAACATACCATCAGAATTAGTTAAATCATTAACAGTAGCTGCTAAATGCTTTTCTGTACTTTTATTACCTGCCTTAATCATATTTGTATTTAATACCAATTGTTCATGCAATACTACCCAATCAATAGCATTAAAATTACCAATACCATGTAGTTGTTTTGGTGCTTTACCATAATCATCATCATACCATTCTTTGAGATTGATTTTATTTACCTTTTCAAAAACTTCAAATAGTTTTCTTTTATTATCTTCTTTCATATTAACCTATTTCATTAAATTTAATATAAATACTATAAATTTATTTAAAAATATTTTTATTAAAATTTAAAATTTCTTGCTTTTCGTAAGTATTTATGTTAAATTGCACACGAAAATGTATTTAACAGAAGAACATATTATAACAAAAAATCATAAACATTGGAAGAAATGTGATGATTTAACATTTAAATCTAAAAATTTATTTAATTATAGTCTATATGTTCTTAAAAATCATTTAAAAGAAACAAATAAATTATTATCTGCTTTTGATTTATATCATAAAGTAAAGACTGAAGATTGTTTTAAAACATTGTCAAATGATACTGCCAAAGAAGTT